TGATGGGAACAATGGACTGACCATCAAGCCGTGAACAAAGACCCTCACACGCTGGGGGAGTTGATCGCCCCCATAACTTACCTGCCAGGTGCAGGCGGAGAAACCGCCACCGCTTCTAATCAGGGTTCACCCTGGTAACAACCGCCTTACGGGGTTGAGGTTGTTCAAGAAGCGGTGGTTGCCTTTCTATGTTCACTATACGCACCAGCCCGCTGCCGTGAAACAATTTTACACCCCAAAACTAAATGCACACGCTGTATAAATTAGGTGTTCAATTCCCTAATTATATATGGTACAATGTAGATACTCGCCTGAATCAACAGGGCATCACGGGTTGATCGCCGTGATGAACCACCCACGCCTCTACATGTAAGCGCACCAGGGGTGGTATTTTTTATATAGCAATAAATATGCCAAAATGATATGTTCTTGCCGCCTTGTCAAGCAATGAGTATAGAACAAAATAGAACAAAATGTTAACATATCCCAAAATTACTTGATTTCGCCAGATTGGTGCTTGACAGGTGTAATACACTTTGTTATAATATATTCATACAGTGAAAGGAAAACAAAATGACAACCGCAACCGAGAGCCAGATCAACTACATCAATAGCCTGAAAGAAACCTACGACCTGCTGAGCAGCGTAAAGAAATCATACGATCGCGCAATCGACAAGGGGCGTGAAATCCCCACCTACACTAGCCGCTTCCCGATGGCAATTCGTCACGATGGTTTGAACCAGCAGCGCCTCGACTTCGCCAATGGCACCAGCTACGCAGACATTATCGAAGCCCGCGAAAAAGTGATTGCCTTCATCCAGGCACACAACGTAGAAACAACCGAGCAGGCTTCCTGGATGATCGACGGCCTCAAAAACAACAGTTTCAATTTTCTGAAATGGGCTTTCGAGCAGGTCGGCTACACCATGACCAGCGAGATTGACGACTACAAAACAAACTGGACGATCAACCTATAAAATGGAAAGGAAAACAAAAATGAACGATCGCACCGAGTATATCAATCACATTCGTCAGACTATATCCGATAATTTTTCAGCCCTGACCGGCGACGCGGGAATTGAGAACTGGAATCGTGAACTTTGCCAGCAGTACATCGAGGAAGAGTGGGAAATCAGTGAAAACGAAATCTTTGATGGCGATACCGCAGAGCAGTACATCAAAGACATTCTCGACTGGACAGAATATGCGCTGAACAATTAATCGAAAACTAAATCAATAGACAGCCCGCCTAACCAGCGGGCATTTTCTTTTCACATTTATCACACACCCAGATACCGCGAATATTCGTCCAGTTGGTCTGTGTCCAGCAATAGCGACACCAACCCCAAGATGACACCCCCCCGCTGGTGGGCGAGGGGGTGCGTGAAAGGAGGAGAGATGAAATTCCCATTCGATAATCCTATTATAACAGATAAGTGTTAATTAACAAATTGTGTTGATTGTTGTAAAGCACCCCTGTTCGGCATCCCATAGGTACGCTACTGCTTTCTGCACCGCGCCCTTGTATGCTTTTTCATTGTGCCATGCATCCGTGCCCGTGATGGCGGATATTCGCCGGAAGATGATACCGTTTTCCTCTTTGACTTCTTCGTGGTGCAGGTCGCCTAAGTGCCACTCGCGATACAAACTATCTCCCCATAGTTGCGGCTCTTCAACCTGCATGATTCCATCAATGCGCTTGCCTTCTTCTTTGCCGTGTGAATACCCTATCAGGCATTTTCCATATTTTACATACTTGCGCGGGGTCGGGGTAACGTCAACGGTCACGCTCTCGGTATTTCTAAAATAGGCTTGCAGGTGCTTCGTAGCGAAGTAGGAAAGCATCTTGTCATGGTTGCCTGATACATACATACATTGAACCGGCGCGATTGATCGCAATTGTTCTACCGCCCAGATAAGCAAGTCAACGCCGGTGCTGTACATTTTCTGCCAGCGTGTATCGCTATCCATCTGAGTTCCGGCGGTGGTGGTATTGTTCAGGGTGTCAAAGTGGAAAAAGTCTTGACCAATCGGAAAGATGATTTTCTCAACTGCCAGCCCATATTGTTTGACAGTTGCCAGCGTGTTCAGTACCACATGCTCAAATCTGATAGCCGCTATTTTCATGTCATAATCTTGCCCTGTTTCTTCACGCCATGCCATCTTCGCAAAGTGTACATCCATGATAGGCAGTTCCAACATACAACTGCCCTGCTGGTAACGGTACTCTTTCAACTTAGGCGGCTGCAAATTGGCAAACACTTCTTTGATGAACTTGCTATCAATCTGTGCGCCGGTTGGCTTGACGGTGACTGTTACCATGTAAGCGTGATTAGTGTGCTTTTCAGACGTTCCATCTATTTTCATGGATACATCCCAGTAAGCGCGTTTTGTTTTGCACGTTTCCAGTTTCCATTGTACGGGGTCGTAGCCCATTAGTTCCATAATTCTGGTTGGGTTCAGTTTTTCTTCTTCGCTCAGCAACAACATGCGCTGCGTTGTTTGCGAGCCATCCGCCTTGGTGACAATCTCCTCCATGCCGTGAAGATCGCGCTCGTTGCCCGCCATCTTTTGCTTGTGGTTCAGGTGCATCCTGATACCGGTCATTCGTTTGTTGGCGTTGTTCTGCGATATGTCAACGTTGTAGAATTGCTTCACCAGGTCTTGCGCGTTTCCAGACGCAGACAGCACATCATTGTCAAACTTATCTAATGGCATTTCAAGCCTCCTTTGCTCATGAGATTATTATAGCAAATTGTTTAGTAAATAACATGCTACATAGTCATTATAATCTTCGGTCTAAATGCCGGATGAAACGCCAGCGCCGCCGATGTCACAAAACCATTGCCGCTTGTTCGGGTTGAATTTGCCGTGTAGTTGCCAGACGCCGTCACAATGCGGCGGATACCGGTAGACGAACTTGGTAAATCTGATGGTGCGCCATCATTCGCACCTGAAAACCACGTAGTATAATCGGTTGCAGCCACCCATGTGTCTGTATTCCTGTTGATGGTAGAAGCAAACAAAATGCCATCCCCATTGCGCAGATTGTTCAGCGTAATTGACCGGCTATAATTGCCGTTGGTGGTATTATCGCTATCGTAGACAAATGGCGCGGTTTGTTGCACGTTGCTGAAACAATGCGCGAACATCTGGCCGAAGGCGCGGGAATCGCCGCCATTGGTATAGGCGATATTGTAAGCGCCGCCCGCTGGTAGTTGCGATTCAAGCATGTACCACCAGGTCAATTTCCAATCGGCCGATAATTGTGATACTTGTTCTACCAATTTTGTCATTGCCACACCGTTGAAAGTCACCCCTTGGCTGCTGCCGACATTGCGCTCCGATACCGCTACAGCCAAGATGCGATTACTGCCGCTGTTGATGGTGTGGCCCAGCGATGATGGCGTGATGGTGTTTTCGTGTTCTTTTCCGCTGGTGTTGCCTATTGCTATCGCCATTATGCCTCCGCAAATTCTAAGAAGATGGTCAGCCCTTTTGTGTCAGTCCCTGCCACGTCGCAGTCGAACCGCAGGCGGTCGCCGGTGTTGACAACATCGTTGCTTGTATTAATCACGGGGGCAACGGCGGCTGTGTAGCTTGTCCGTTCTGTTGCGTCAATGGTGATTCTGGTGGTCAGCATATCCACGGCGTTATCGATGTTGTGGATCTGCAAGGTGGGCGTGCCTGACGATGACGCGGTAGCCACAGCCGCGTGTGCGCTTGATAACTTGAAGCCATCCATCCAGTCGGGAATGAATAAACTTATTTCCCCAACGCCATCCTGTACTGCCAGCGATGTGCCGTTGTCAAGCAAAACAAGCATTGCCCGCTTTGTGACAATTTCTGCGTTCACGGTAGATTCTAATGTGTCTACCCTTGTGTCAATCGCGTCTATACCGTCCTCTATGTTTTGCAAGTTATCAGCGTTCAGCGGCGTGCCAGGCGTGGTGACGGTGGTGAGTAGTTCAATCTGTACATTCTCCTCAATCGCCGCGCCTGCGTTAGTCTTTATGTCAAAGCGCTCATCTCCCGCTAATACTTCGTCTATCCATGTTTTCTTTGTATATAGTTTAGCCATCTATTACTCCTTATAATCCTATTAATTTTTGCATGGCGTAGGTTCTCGCCTTTATTGTATCGTCATCGTCGGTAGCGTTCACGATGCAAGCCGCCGCTACATACCCATCATTGAAAAAATCATTGGCCACATCTGACGCATTGCGCCAGCACATTAGATACATACTGCGCGTATATGCGTACGATGTTGAAATATTCTGCGCCGAAAACTCCACCCCGTTCAACCAGAACCCGTCCTTATTCATCGCCAGCACGCCTGTTTCTACTCTCGGTGTCACGCCGGCTGCTGTTCCCATAAATGCGCAGCGGTGGTCATCTGTGATGCTGGTGTAAATACGCATCAGATGGTTACGGTTAGCGCTCTCTAAGTTCTGCGTCACGCCTATGGGCGTGGCATTGTTATTCGGGCTAACCACATCCTTAAAGGCAATATAAATTGTCTGCTCTAACTGTGGCAGTATCCCTGTATCGAAATAACCATCAGAGCTGCCTGCCCAGCCGTTGCCCGCCTCCCAATCTGTATCAGCATAATTTGTGTATTCAAGGTCATGCCCATTGCCTGTCAGATCAATCAAAGCATCGGCGGCGCTTTTTGCGCTAATTGGTATCCAGCAGGCCTCTGCGTTATCCCACCAGCGCGCGTCAAAATCAAGTCCTTCATAGCGGCGGTAGCCACGCTGCCTAATTCTGGAAGCTCCCGAAACACTAACGCCGGTATAGTAGCCCTGCTCCGGCACATAAATACTCCCAATGATTTCAACCGCGCTAATAAAACCTCCTGCCAGGTTAATTACTGATTGCTCTATCGTACCCCTGATTATTTGACGGTATGTGTTTTGTATAGTGACTATATCGCCGGTTTGTACGTTCAGGGATAGCAGGCGCGATTTTTGTTTCAGCCGCCGCGCTACCTTCGAGAATGTTTTTTCTACCAATGCGGGCGCGTTTGCAGCGTTTACAAGGGTGCTGTTTTCTATGCGAATTACATTGTCATAGTTGTCTATCGCTCTATGTGTCCGGCGGTTGTCTATGTAATTATCGCCTGTGATCGTTACCGTTCCCTCAGATGCTACGGTAATAATTGCGCGGTTTACTTCTTCCGTGTTTAGCGTGCCGCCGGTTATTTGCAGGTTGTGTGATGGTTTTTCGAAAATAATTTCATGCGTTCCCTCCGGTAACGTTCCTTCAAACAAGGTGCTGGTGTCATTGCCCTTTTCGTAATTGTGCGATATAAGTTCCACGCCACTTATGTAGGACAATTGTTCTATATCGACTGAGTTTAGTATATCCTCTAATCTTATTAGTTGTACCGTTCTGGCATATTCCCATGTAGATGTTCGCCATCTGCGCTGCCAGTTGCGTGATTGCCCTGTGGCGGCAACGCCTGAGCGCACACCGTAAAATACTTGACCGGCGGCGCTTTCTGGTTGTCCTATTTTTATAAATCCTGGTTGCCGTGATGTAATGACAGACACGCCAGCCGCAAACGCGATCTGGTGCAATGCCTCGCGGCAGGTTTGTACCGGCAGCCAGCCAGTTAATTCTATGTCTTGCAGTTCGGGGTCTATTATTATTTTGATACCAGAGATAGACGTAATGATGTCACATAAGGCTCTCAACGTAACGGCGGAAGTCCATAAACCACCGTAGCAGGTAAAGTTTTCCAGCATCCCTATCTGGTCAACCAGATAAAGGCGCGTGATGTTTTTGTCTGTGTTTTCCCACCTATTCAGAAAATATAAGCCTATATATATTCTCACGCCATCTGCAACCTCATAGATGGTAACAGGTTGCCATTTTCTGAACCCCTGAAAATCGCTGGTCGGGTTGATTACGCTGAACCCTTCTGATTCGCTGTAGATGGATAATTCCGCCTCACCGATTGGCAGTGTAAGGTTAGCGCCGTCTACTGCCTCGGTAACCTCAGCGCTTATAATATCGTCGCCTGTGAACGTAAAATCGCCAAGTGTTACCTCGGTATGCGTTTTTACATTATCGCTATCTACACGAGTTCGGGTTAGTGCCATTTCATTTTCTCGCTGGTTGTCTGGCTATAAAGTTCACCGTCAAACTTTTGAAATAATTACCATCATCACTCCATCTGACCATTTCATCTTTGATGTTGCTAAAATAAGCGCTGAATGTGCGTGTCCCCCCTTCATCCGGTACAATGACGGTATGAAACTCTTCTGGTTCAGTCAACTTGTCCCACAATGCGTTATAAGTGGCGGTGGTGGGTGCGCGGCCAAATTGTATTTGGTAGTTATAATAAACCCCGATTAGTTCACGGTGTAGTTTGCCGTCTATGGTACGCTCCGCAAATTTGTCTAAGAAATCCGCGCTTCTTTTCAGGCTAATTATAGGCACGTTATAAACTATTCCGTCAATGGTTATCATCTTGTGCCTCCTGTGGCAAGGCTGCGCCCTACTCGCTTATTTTCCTTGTCGATGTATGGTTTCAACTCTCTCACCAATGCGCCCAGTGAACCCGCGAAGTTGATAGTAACTTCTTTCCCGCCCATGTCGCCCATTTCCTCGCGGATAATCTGACGGATAAGCCCCTCCGGCGCTTCAATGTTGCGCCCGCTCCGCTGGTCGCCAAGCACCGCTAAGAATTGCGAGTTGGGGGGAATAACCGCGCCCTGCGCCAATCGTGGAATTTGTGGGGCTACCAATAGTGGTATCTCTATCCAGCCTGGAATGTTTGAGCCTACCGTGTTCATGGTTTTTATGAGTGTGTTGATTCCCGCAATCGCGCCAGATAATAGCCCGTTGATTAAATCTATAACCGAATTGAAGATGCCCTTAATAATGTTTTTTAAGCCTTCCATGATCGTTTCGATATTTTCTGCTATCCACTCAAATGCCGTTACGAAGCCTTCCTTGATAGGTTCTAATACTTTCTCATTTATCCACGCAAGTATTGGCTCAAGTATTGCTTTCATTCCCGCAATCATTACGGCCGTGTAAACAAGAATGGGCCTCACGATATTTCTATAAAAAAATGAGGCTATTTGACCGAGTATAAATTTTATGGTAACCAGTAGATTATTAAATAGTATTTTTACAAATTCAATCGCAGGCATAATTGCCGTTTTGATCTTTTCAAATTGCAACCTGAACCATTCTCCAATACCACTCCATATCCTCTCGATAAATTCCCATGCAGAAGAAAACGCATTTTTTATTTTTTCCCAAATGTCAATAAAAAATGCAGAAATTCCATCCCAGTTTTCCATGATGATAAATGCGAGGACTGCGAGAACGCCCAAGATTACAATTACAAGCCCAACTGGTGAAAGAATAGCCCATAACGCAAGCGCTATCAAAAAGAACGCGATAGCAAGACCCCTGAATGTATCCGGGTTTTCTGTTATCCAGTCCGCAAGCTCCTCTAATTTTTCGGCAAGAAATTCAATTCCCAAAACGGCAAGGTCGCGCAACCATGTGAGAACATCGCCGCCCTCAATCCCTAACCAATCCCATAGCGGCTGTAGCGCTATACCAGCCTCCTCCCATACTCTTTTTAGAGCCTCCCAAACCTTACCGAGCGCTTCTTTTATTGGCTCTAAAAAGACCCGTAACTTTTCAAAAAACTCAAGAAGTTTTTCATTTATTGGTACTTCCTCAAAGCCAATATCGCCACCGCCACCGCCACCACCGCCGCCCTCATCTTCGCTCTCCATCTGTAGCACGTTGATTTCATCAAACGCGGCTAACGCTCCTTTGGCGGCTTTCTCCGCGTCTTTGGTATTTTCCGCCATTTTACCAGTGCCACTTGCCGCTTGCTGAGCCGCCTGCGCATTGGCTACCATGATGATATTCTGCCCCCTGAGCGCGCCCATTATCATAGCGATTACATTTAGCACGCGGGTAAGCAAGCCCAATACCGTTTGAATAGCCGGCGCTGCGATTTGAATAAGCGGGGCAAACGCGCTATAAAATGCGCTTTTCAATTGTTGTACAGTTTCTTTGAGCGATTCTGTCTGGTTGCCGAACCTGGATAATGTGTTCATGCTTTGCATCATGCTACGCACCAGCCGACTTACCAGAAAGATGATGTTCAAAATCACCTGCGCCACGATGATAAAAGCACCAGCGCCCATGATAGCCGCTCCGGCTATTGCGCGCCCTGCGCCCCTCATTTTGGTTTGCAGGTTCTTGATTCCTTTGTTGAAGCCGCTTTCATCAATTCTGGTATCTATGCGGATTGAGCCATCGTTCATCGGTCGCCTCTCTTTTTGTTTGCGCGCGCGTGCTGTATTTGTTTCATAAAGTCATCATCAGCTTCACGTTCCGCCAGGCTGCGATTGTCTATTTCTGGCACTTCAAACGCCGCGCCCATTTCACGCGCTACTTGTTTTTCTTCTCTGCTTGCCTTGCCGGTCTTGACACGCTTGCGCAAGCCGACCAATGAGCAAAATAATGTTTCTGAACCTAAGTCCATAAATAGCGCCAAAAATTGCCACCAATGCAGTTGTGCTTTTTGCAGGTCGATGCCATGTGTCTGTTGGAAGGCAGAATATATCATATTGGCGTCACGACTGAAACTATATAGACGTGGACTGCCACTGCCGCTATCTTCTTCATCATCTCCGCCACCGTCAAGGAATTTTATACCTTCTCTGATTGCGCTCTGCATATCATCCGGCTTGTCAAGGTATAGATTATCTACCAATAAATACTGTTTTTCTGCTGCCGAGAGTTCGCTATCCTCAAACGCTAAAATAATGCGGAGCGCGGTTCTGAAATCTGTGTCAATTTCGTAGCCGCGCCCGCCTATCTCAATCTGGTTAGGGAGCGTGTCTACCAGCACATTCATTAGCGTTTACCCTTTTGATACTTCTGCACTTTGGCGGTACGTTCTTTTTGAATAAACGGCGTGATGCCCTCGAAAAATTGTTCAAACATATTCAGGGTGTTCATGTCGCCAAACGCCGCCTGTGATGTGCCTTCTCCAAACACGTGATCTATCTGCGCCCTCATGTACTCGCAAACTTCACGTGTCAGCGCGATTACTTCGCCTGTTTTCTTTGGGATGCCGTTATCATCCAGGTCGTTTTCATCCAGCCCAATTTCATCCGCTTTCTGGCTAAATTCTTTCGCCTTCGCATCAAAATTGCTGAGCAGGTTGTAGAACCGCTCTGTAAATAGAATGTCGTGCGGGTTGAATGTAATCACGCGGTTTTCGTCATCGTTTACCAATATGCGCTTTTCGCCGCTTTCAATGCGGATAGTATCAGCCATTGTTTGAGCCTTTCTGTTAGGCCGCCGGTGTGAATGTCAGGGTGGTGGGGTTGAAAGTGCCTAACGTCGGGTCGCCACGGTAATGAATGGTGTAGTTGATTTTAGCACTCGCGCCGCCGTCACCACCAAACGATTCTACGGAGATGGTCACGTCCTGCAACTCTGCGGGGTAGGCGCTTAACTGTGCGTCTTCATACATCCAAACATTGACAATCTGCGTATGCGCGCCGTTAAGTACCGAGCGCCCTTTGCGCAATGTGTCGATATATTCAAACACTTCATCACCATTGATGGCGCTTGCTTCAATCGGCATGTTGGGCTTATAGCCTTCCACTTCCGCGCTGCCTGAATCCTGATGAATATAAGTTTCCTCACTCACCTCTGGATTGTAGGCAATTTCGGCAGCGGTAACGCCATCGCCAATAAGCGCCCAGTCCTGATAACCTGGGTTAACGTCAATAAAGGTTCTAAATTGACTGCGTTTAATTTTTGCTGTGATCATTTTTTATTCCTCGTATACTAATCTACATTGAACTTGATAAATTCCGGTTGCGCTCACGCCCTCCTGATATAGATAGCCCCATCCTAATGATTCGATAGCTTCTGCTGTCTTTCCTTCCGGCAATGTTGGCAAATTTCCCGCGTCTGTCTGGCTGTCTAACCAATCGCTGAATGATTCATAAAAGCCGATGGCCTCAAGTCGCGCTAATTCGTCTGCGGTACTTTCCATGCTACGAAAAGCAAAAGGGAATTCTTTAAGTTCTTTATCATTGATATATGTTTCAATTGTTTTGTTCCCTGGCAACGGCAGTATGTCGTATTGTACGGCGCTATTGCCTAAGTAGGATACCCATAGGGGCGCCCCTTCTTTCAATCCCGTATATGTTTTTAGGTAGGCTTGTAACCCTGCTATAATGCTGCTATATTCGGGTGTTTCATAGATGCTCATTTGCGCCTGCCTTCCTCACGCATAATCTTCCGTGCGCCTGCTATAATGGCCCTTCCGTGTGTTTCTGCCATGCGGTGAAACCAGAATGAACCTCTAAGCGGCCCTGTCTGGCTGGCGGTCTTCCGAAATAGATAATACTGGTAACGCGCATAGGGCGCAATCCACTCTACATAGCCCCGCCCTGGTATCGTGCCTAAGATGCCCGATTTTATCAACATGCTGGTATCAAGCGGGATGTATGGCTCACACAATCTAAGCACCTCAGAATCCACAAATACCTGCGCGCGCTCATATTTTTCCCCCCAAACGTCAACGAAGTCGCTGTTCCACACCAGTTCGGCTTTCCCTTGCGGTGTTTGTACTACTGAACCGCGCGGACGGTCAATTCTTTGTACCGGCATTAGTTAGCCCCCAGTTGGACATGGCGCATTTTACGACTGCCGAACTCCATGCGGTCTACGCTTCTCACCATCGCTACATCGTATTCAGTGCGCAGGCTGGTCATCGTGTACTGAGATGTGATCGCCTTTGTTACCGTTCCCTTGACAATTACGTCACCAACATTCACGGTCACGTTCATATCTGGAATATATACAGCAATGCGGTCAGCTTGCAAGTTTCCCGATTCTATTACGTTAGCGGCTTTGGTGTATTCCCAGTGTACGGCGGGAACTACCGAGCGCGTCCACACCTCAGCACCATTCACAACGCTTTTGTTATATAGCGTCATGCTTGTATTGGTTTTCACGCGATCCCCCGATATAACAACCCGGTATTGGCGAGATATACCCGCGCGATGCTGTTGAGTTTCTTCTCTTGCGTTTCGCCGTCTACTTTGTAGGTTACGCTATGCGCGCCCACCCGTTCACTCTGCACCACCGCGCCATCTTCATCATTTCGTTGGTATTGTTCGGCAATAGCGCAAGCAGCCTGTTGTATCTTCTCAATCAATGCTTCATCTTCGTCTGCCGTAATCGTTGTACTTGCGCCGCCAAACGTTACCATGTCGAGAAAAGCACTTGCCTTGTTTGCCAGAAAATCGTAATCGGCAAGAGCGATGGCACTTCCGCCATACGTACCTACATAAAAGTTATAGTTAGCAAAAATAGCCATCGCTCTGCCCTCTTGTTAGTTATGGACTCGTGGGGAGGTCTTCTGAAATAATGCCTTCCACAAAATACAGATAACCGGTCAGCTTTCCGGTCAGCAGTACGCTCGTCGCAACGGTGCAGGTGATTTCCCGCGCCTCAGAAGCCTTGACGCTGGTAGATTCCGGCGTGTTAGCTTTCGGCACAATCGCTTTGATGCCCTTAGTTGAATAAGGAGCGCCTGAGACGGCTGTTGCGCTTACGATGTCGTTAGCACCCTCTACCTTGATGGCAATAGTCGCGTTATTGCTGTTCTCGCTGGTAAATGGCGTGTTCACGTCAAAGAAGCCGCCGCAAACGATGCCATGTGCGGGGATGGATACCCCCACACCATGAGCGCCAATTGCGGCATTAGATTCGCCGTCGCTATCCAGGCCTTCAACATCATAGGTAAAGCGCGCGACACGCAAACTGCCAATGCCGTTCACTTCACCTACCGGCGCAAGTTCGCCGAAATTATCGTTTACGTCTTTCAGCCAGCCTGCGATTCCAACTGGTTTCAACATGCTAAGCCTCCTTACGAGTTCTTGATATGAGCATAGACACCTTTGACTTTGTTGTCAAGCACGAAAGCGTCGTGGTAAATGCGATACTGGAACAGCCAGGCGTCAGCGGTCTGGTTTTGCTCCGGTGTGAAGATCCGCAGCGGGTTGTGTTTGGCAACCTGCAAAACGGCGGAAGGATGAACCAGCATGAAGTTGATGTCGCGCCCAGTGGCTGCGGTCTTGGAATAGCCGCCAACGTCACCGGTAGCGCCTGCGTCAAGAGTAATCCCTTTGTAGAAGCGGGTCTGCGGCACCATGATAACCTGCATACCGTCCAGCGATTCAAGCTGGCGGTTCACCGACCCATCGCTCGACCATGAGCGGGTCAGGGATGCTTTCAACAGGTGGTAGATGCTATCAGACACGTACAGCAAACGCCCTTCGCGCGGCACTTCGTTGGCGTCTAGCGATGCCTGCGCCACGTCAACGGCTGCCAAAACATTAGCGCCGGTTGACAGTGCGGCGGGGGTCGGTGAGGTAATGTCAGACCATGAGGCATAGGTAGAAAAGCGGTAGGCGTCAATTTCGGGGACAACGTAGGTGCGCATGAACTCGCCCGCCAGGGTACCAAACGCCATGCCAAGAGTTTCCTCATTATCCATCGCGTCAACCGAGAAAGCACGGCCACGATCTTTCGCCAGTGTCAAGGTTTCCCATGCGCCCACCACATCACCAGCGGGGAAGCCGGTATTGCGGGCATAGTCACCCAAGCCAATCAGAGTGCTTTTGAACACCTTCACGACCTGGGCGTTAGAAAAATCAACAGGTACACTCTGAGCGTCCATTGGGGCCGTCAGAGATGCTACCTTATAAATTTCATCCAGAATAGGTTGAAATTTTTCTGCAAGTGCGATGTTATTAGCCATCGTTTTATATTCTCCTGTTTTATATTAGTCGGACAAACCAGCGGCGCGGCGTGCGGCTGCTGTCATTGTGTCAGTCAGCGCGCCGGTATTTTTCGTTTTTCCTACGAATTGGGGGGCTGGTTTGTCACTTTCAAATAGATAATCATTTTCAGCCTTGATTGCCTCCAACTGTTCTGATAAACCGAGAATGTTGCCATCTTCCGCCAGTTTCAAATCATTCACGTTCAATAACGCCATCACCGCTTTGGTGTTCTTGGCTTTTGCGCCGGATAGCGCGCCCGTGAGCGCATGGTCAAATTTCAACTTATCGATCTGCGCTTGAGCTTCCGCCTGAGCTTGTTCCGCTTTCGCTTTCCATTCCTCAGCTGCCGCCTTCACGCCTTCAATATCCATGCTGGTAAACGATTCGATCTTGGCGTGCGCTTCTGCCAGTTGGGCGTTGGCGTTTTCTACCTCCGCCTGCAATGATGCTACATCGGCCTTTGCCTTTTCAACATCACGCCCAGCCAGCGCGTGTAGTTGCTTGATTACGTCCTCGTCTTCGATTCCCAGTTTCTTCAAGTCTTCGGTTTTCATGTTAAGTTTCCTTTCTCACTCTTAGCCTTGTTTAGACAGTCGGCTCTGCCAGTAGCCCGCCCTTTTAGGTTTGCGGATAACCAAAAGAAAGATTCTTGTTCGTATACTATTATAGCACACCTGTTCTATAAATTGCAAACGCACTATATTCTTTCACGCGCGCCCCTGCGGATAAGTCCTGTTTGTTGAATGAAGTCACGCATAGAGGCACGCCATTTCGCCAGGTTAGCGACCTCCGCCGTCATGTCAAGCCCAGCCGCCTCTACCGCCGCCAATTCTCTTTTTGCCTTGCGTATCTCACGCTCATAACGCCGTTGTACCTGTGTTGCTTCGTAGTAACTTAGGCTCTTGCCGTTGTATGTTACGGTGGTGTCAGCGTACTGTTTCAACATCTGCTCATTGTAGAAGTTCTCACTAACGCCGTCGAAATAAGGGTAGAAGGAATGGCGGCAATTATAACCACCAAGCCCCTCACCTGTACCGTAGCCGGTTACCTGATAAAAGTTGGGGTATTCGCTCCCCCTCAATGAATATACACGCCCCTGCCATGATTCGTGGTTCATCGGGCCTTCCCCCTTATCCCGCGCGCCAATATGTGCTGATACCGCAATGGTATCAACGCCCAATTCATCAACCAGCGCCATTTGCATTTCACCCGTTGTCTGTGTTACCCCCGTCAGCACCGTGCGCCTCATAGCCACATCTAACTTTTCCATGTGTCCTGTCGGGTACAGCACTTCCAGCCCGCTTGTGCCAATGCCCTTGACCGCCTCCCTGATTGCGCTGTTATAATCACGCGCCCCGGTGGATACCTGCAACCACGCAAGGTCAGCCGCCTTGATAAAGTTCATCTGCGCGCTCAGCGCCGTTGTGCGGGTCAAGTTCATCATGATACCGTGCGTTCTGCGTAAGCCTGCCACAAGCAAGCGCACCATCTCCGGCGATTGATTCAGTGGTAAAGGATCAAGCCCATAAGCCCGATAAATGGCGGTATCAAAACGCAACGAAGTAACACCAGCCGCCTCAAATATCTGTCGGAGTATATCCTCACTGTAACCAGTCAGGCGGGCAATTTCACGCAAGGCGTTCTCATAAATGGCGGCGCTCTCGGTCAACCGTTGCATCTGCCATGCCGCGCT